CGAATACCGGCAACCGTAGCGCAGCGACGAATACCGGCAACCGTAGCGCAGCGACGAATACCGGCAACTGTAGCGCAGCGACAAACACCGGCAACTGGAGCGCAGCGACAAATACCGGCGACCGTAGCGCAGCGACGAACACCGGCGACTGTAGCGCAGCGACGAACACCGGCGACTGTAGCGCAGCGACGAATACCGGCAACCGTAGCGCAGCGACGAATACCGGCGACTGTAGCGCAGCGACGAACACCGGCGACTGTAGCGCAGCGACGAACACCGGCAACTGGAGCGCAGCGACAAACACCGGCAACTGTAGCGCAGCGACGAACACCGGCGACCGTAGCGCAGCGACTGTCGAAGGGAAGGAAAGCATTGCTATCGTTACCGGAAACGGAAGCAAGGCGAGCGGAAAGCGTGGATGCTGGCTTGTGCTTACAGAGCGAGACAAAGGAAATCATGTTCTGGGTGTGCAGGCTGTGAAGGTGGACGGCGAAACCATCAAGGAAGATACGTTCTACACGCTGTCCGGCGGAAAGGTAACAGAAGTCAAATAAAGGGAAAACCGCCGAGCGGGAGCGCAATCCCGTTTCGGCGGCAAAGATAAATGTTCAAGGAAAGTCTAACACGAAAAGGAGAAAAAGTCAATGGACAGAGAGACAATGCACCGGCTGCTAGACTTGTGTATCGGCGTTGACGATCTGGACGATATGCGAGCGGTTGAGTTCTCGGCGTACTCGGAAAACAGCATGGTGTGTATCAACGTTTTCTATCGCGGATACCTTGCGAAGTGGGAAATTATGGACAGCTACAGGTGCTTTGTGATTAACGGCGAATGCGTGTGGCATCACGGCTTGCAGGAGACAACGCTCGACAAGGTGATTGAGGTACTGGAGGAGATGCAGCGTGCTTGATCGAGAGAGACGCAAAAAACTCATGGACAAGGAAACCATGATTAAGCTGCTTTACCTGTGCCTCGGTGCAGACGCGCCGGGGGAGACGACGGTCGAGTTTCGCGCGAACACGGATGGCACTGTCGATATCACAATCCGCGACCATGTGAGCGCCGATTACTGCATAGAAAAGGCCTCCTACACGCGCGTCTTCAGCCATGGAAAGGTTATATGGACACACGGCATAAGAAAAACGACGCTGTACGAGGTCATCAAGGATTTGGAGGATATGCAGATGCTGAACATTGAGCCGCCGCTCGAGCCGCCGGAGAGAGACGATCAGGAGCGCATTAACCGGCTGTACGACATGCGCGAGGCGGAAATCCGCATGGGGGCGTTCCTCGAGGAGTACGAGGGGCTGTTCCCGGATGAGATCAAGAACTTTTTACGGGACGTGCGGGAGCGCGTCTGGGAAGCAGAAGACGAGATAGAGGAGGACTAAGAAATGAACTTATATCAGCTGACAAACGAATTTGAGAAGGCAATGCAGGCAATCGCGGTAGACCCGGAGACCGGCGAGGTCAGCGGCTTCGAGGCAGTAGACAGTCTGGACGCGGCGTTCGAGGACAAGGCCGAGGCGTATGCAGTTACCATCAAGAACCTTGCAGCCGAGGCGGCTGCGCTCAAGAACGAGCAGGACAACCTCAAGGCACGCGAGGACAGCGTGAAGAAGTGCATGGAGCGCATGAAGCAGCACCTTGCGGACAGCATGCTTGCAGTCGGCAAGGACAAGATCAGCACGGCTAAGGCGGCACTGTCGTTCCGTAAGAGCGTGCAGGTGAACATTGTCAACGATGTGGAAGTCCCGGACGATTTGTGCAAGGTGGTTATCGACCGCAAGCCGGACAAGACGGCAATCGGCAAGCTGCTGAAATCCGGTGAGACCGTGCCGGGCGCGGAACTGGTGGAAAACATGAATTTGCAGGTGAAGTGATATGAACATCAGGTTACTTAAGGCAGACGAGATCGAGTGCCGCGTAGCACAGGTGAAGCAGACACGAAACGGCGTTGGGTGCTCGCTGCTGCTGTACAAGGACGCACGCTGCGATATGGCAATCCTTGACGAGGTATACGGTGCGGCGAACTGGCAGCGCGAGCACACTATCATCGACGGCCGCTTGTACTGCAACCTGTCCGTATGGGACGACAACAAGAAGCAGTGGATTACCAAGCAGGATGTGGGCACAGAGAGCAACACCGAGAAGGAAAAAGGTCAGGCAAGCGACAGTTTCAAGCGGGCTGGTACGAATTGGGGTATCGGACGTGAACTGTACACAGCTCCGTTTATCTGGATTACACTGGCAGACGGAGAGTACACAAGTCAGGGCGAGCGCGTGCGCTGCAACCAGACGTTCAAAGTATCGGAAATCAGCTATTCCGACAGCCGTAAGATTAGCGGTTTGGTCATCGTGGACAAAAAAGGCAACGAGCGCTTCCGCATGGGCGGACAGGCAAAGCCGAAGGAGGACCCGAAGATCACGGTGGCGAAGGCCAAGGCGAACGAGGTGAAGCGGATGCTCGTGAAAATCATGGGCGACAAGACCGCAGCGGCGCAGCTGTGGAACGAGAAGTACAAGCAGGATGCAGGCGACATCGTGAAGATGAACGCGGCGCTGCTTGATCTCGAAGATCGGCTCAAGCAGATGGAGGCGCTTGCATGACGCATGAGTTTGATCGTGCGCACGTCGTGCGCGACGAGAGCGGCAACTGGCTTTGCCTGCACGTCAAGAACGCGCCTATGGCGCGCGTAGAGTGCGAGCAGATGAAGGAGGGCAAGTTATACTGCGCGGAGGTGAAGCGCAAGTATGACAAGCGCTCAGGGCGTTGCAACGCCTATCTCTGGCAGATGCTCGGAAAGCTGGCGGCGGTGCTCGGCATGAAGCGCGACGAGGTGTACCGCTCGTACATTCCCGATGTAGGGGACAATTACAGACTTGTCCCCTACGCCAACGAGCAGCAGCGCGATTTGATCGTGAACCTGTGGGGAAAGCAGGGTCTCGGATGGGTGACGCAGGATTGCAACGGTGGTTTGCTGATGTGCTACTACGGGTCATCCACTTATAACACGCTGCAAATGGGGCGGCTGATTGACATGGTAGTGCAGGACTGCAAGGAGCAGGGCATTGAGACCGAACCGGAAAGCACGGTGCTCGGATGGATTGCCAAGTGGAAGCCGGAGGAGCGCGGGGTATGAGGAGACAGACGAAGTTTACGGGCGTGTCGCCAAGCGTCTGGAAAGAGGTCTATGACCGGGACGGCGGCGTTTGCCGCCACTGCGGCAAGGGCGGTGTGTTACAGGCGGCGCACTTTGTCAGCAGGGCGCGCGGCGGCATGGGGATTCCGACGAATTTAGTCATGCTGTGCCCGGAGTGTCACCGGGAAATGGACCAGGGCGACGGCAAGGAAATCAAGGAAGAAATGCGGGAATACCTCGAAAGCCTTTATCCCATGTGGAGCGAGGAAAGGCAGAAATATACAAAATACACAAGGAGATAGGCATATGCTGAACAAGATTATCTTACAGGGACGGCTTACCAAGGATTTGGAGCTGCGATACACGCAGAGCAACACGGCGGTTGCAGGCGGTACGCTGGCGGTGCAGAGAAGCCGCAAGGACGCGGGCGGAAAGTACCCGAGTGACTTCATTGACGTGGTTCTGTGGGGTAAGCTGGCAGAGCACGCGCATACGTGGTTCCACAAGGGCGATATGTGCATTATTTCCGGCAGGCTCGAAAGCCGCGACTGGGAGGACAAGAACGGCAACAAGCGCCGCTCGTGGGAGGTGCAGTGCGAAAGCATTGACTTCTGCGGCGGCAAGAGCGAGGGCAAGCCGAAGGAAGAGGAAAGCGACTTCATCGCGTCGGACGAGAGTGACCCGGACGACTGCCCGTTTTGAGAGGTGACAGGGGATGCTGACGAACGGGCACATACAGATTTACCGACAGCTCACAGAATGGGGGTGGTACAAGGATGTACCCACATGCAAGCTGTGGCTGCACATCCTGCTGAGGGCAAACTACAAGGAAAGCCAGTTCATGGGGAGAGAGATTCCCCGAGGCGCGTTTGTGACGAGTTTGCAGGGGATTGCAGACGAGAGCGGACTAACGGTAAAGCAGGTGCGCACGGCACTCGGAAAGCTCAAGAAAACCGGAGAAATCACGGTGGAAAGCAACCGGCATTATACGGTCATCGAGGTATGCCGGTATGACGAGTATCAGGGCAGCGAACGGGAGGAAGCGCCTGCAAAGCAGCCGTCGAAACTGGAGATGACGAAAAAGACGCAGAGTCCAAAGCCGAAAGAGCCTGACCTTGCAGAGCGGTTTTCTGAGCCTGTGCTTTCTGCGGTGCGCGACTGGATCACCTACAAGCAGGAGCGGCGCGAGGCGTACAAGGCTGTCGGACTGAAAAGCCTGCTGACAGAGATAGAAAACCGAGTAAAGCGCCACGGAGCGGCGGCGGTTGCCGAGGTTATCCGGCTGAGCATGGCGAACAACTGGAAGGGCATTATCTGGGATCGCATCAAGGACGCGCCAAAGCAGGCGGAAGCAAAGACGGAACCGGAGGAAACGCCGGACTGGGAGATTGCATGGCGAGCACAGAAGGAAGAAATCAGACGGAAAATGAGAGAGGAAGGTTATGAGAGGCAGAAAGAAAGATACTCTCTGCTGGGACTGCACGAAAGCCGCTGCGAAGAGCTGCGCATGGGCAGGACGGTTCGAGCCGGTGAAAGGCTGGAAGGCTGAGCGAGTGCAGCGGCAAGACCTCAAGGGCGGCGAGACGTTCCACGTTATCAGCTGTCCGGAGTTCGAGCCGGACAGACGGCCGGAACAGCCAAAACGCAAGGACGCTTACACAGAGCACGACCTCTGCGTCATCCGAAACAGTTTGGAGGACGGCGAAAGCGTGAGCATGATCGCGTGGAGACTCGGCAGGAGTTTGACTGCTGTAACGTACAAGATCAGGAAAATGAGGCGAGCGGGTGAATTATAAGTTTACGATTAAGGGCACGCTGCCAGGGCTGAACGAGCTGATCGAGGCGGAGAGACGTCATCGACAGGAGGGGGCACGGCTGAAAAAGCAGTGCGAGGCCGTTGTGATGAATGCAGCGCGGCAGATGGGCGGCGCGGAAATTCAGGAGCCGGTGTACATGGTTTATCACTGGTATGAGAAGGACCAGCGGCGGGACAAGGACAATATCTGCGCGTTCGGGCGCAAGGTTATTCAGGACGCGCTTGTTAAGGCGCGGTATTTGAGTAACGACGGATGGAAGAATATTCGAGGGTTTGAAGATCACTTTGAGGTGGATGCGAAAAATCCGAGGATTGTGGTTGAGATTTGGGAGAGGGACGAAACGGATGAAACAGGTTAAATGTGAATTGTTCTGCGATAATTTCCAGAATTATAAGCGGTATGGCATCCCGAAAGCGCAGCTTGTCATTGCGGATATTCCATATAACATCGGCGCGGACGCTTACGGTAGCAACCCGATGTGGTATGTCGGCGGAGATAACAAGAACGGCGAGAGCAAGAAGGCAAAAAGCAGTTTCTTTCGGACTGACGGCTATTTCAAGATTGCCGAATATATGCACTTCTGCAACCGGCTTTTGAAGAAAGAACCAAAGAAACGCAACGCTGCACCGGCGATGATCGTATTCTGCGCGTTCGACCAGATGCAGACGGTGATGGAGTATGGCAGACGGTACGGGTTCAAGAACAGCTATCCGCTGTTTTTCACGAAGCCGTATTCCGCACAGGTGCTTAAAGCGAATATGCGGATTGTAGGCGCAACTGAGTTTGCGGTTGTACTGTACCGAGACAAGCTGCCGAAGTTCAACAACGGCAGACAGTATGACGAGAACGGGAAAGTCATTCGTGGAAGCGGCAAGATGGTGTTTGACCATATCGACTGGGAACGCGACGGCAGAGAAGTACCAAAGCTGCACCCGACACAGAAGCCGGTGAAGCTGCTGAAAAAGCTGATTGAGATTTTCACAGACCCGGGCGACACGGTAATTGACCCATGCGCCGGGAGCGGTTCGACGCTGAGAGCGGCGCGGGAACTGGGAAGAAACAGCTATGGGTTTGAACTGGATAAGCAGTTTTACCGGCTTGCCAAAGATGAAATGCTGAAAGAGCCGGAGACGGTGCAGATTGCGATGGAAGGTGTGGTGTAAATGAAAGTCTTAGTTGCCTGTGAGGAATCACAGACGGTTTGCAAGACGTTTCCGGGCATTGCACGAGTGATGGCTGAACAATGGGGAGGGTAAAATGGTTAGCGAAGAAATTCTGAACGCCGCGCCGGAGAATGACTTAATCCGAAACACAATGAAGAAGGCAGACTTGTTATTAAACAGTTACAAGAACCCTGTTTGCAGTATTTCCGGCGGCAGTGATAGCGATGTAATGCTCGATCTGCTGGAACGAGTTCGGAACGGACGGAAGATTACGTATGTGTTTTTTGATACGGGTATCGAGTATCAGGCAACAAAGAACCATCTGAACGATCTGGAAGCCCAGTACGGCATTGAGATTGTACGGCCGAGAGCGAAAAAACCTGTGCCGGTTGGGTGCAAGGAATATGGCGTGCCGTTTTTAAGTAAAGATATTTCAAACAAAATTTCTCGGTTGCAAGAAAAAAATTTTGAATGGGAGAATGCACCCCTTGCAGATTTGCTTGAAAAATACGACAAATGCCAAAACGGTATTAAATGGTGGGCAGATGAGCACGGAGAAAGATCAAAATTCTCCATTAAGCGTAACGCAGGACTAAAAGAATTTATGCTTAATAACCCCCCAGAATTTCGCATTTCCGAAAAATGTTGCAACGGAGCAAAGAAAGACAGCGCAAAAGAGTTCTTAAAAAAAGAAAAATCCGCGCTTGACATTACAGGAGAACGGCAAGCAGAAGGCGGCTTGCGCGCCGTGCGGCATACATCTTGCTTTGAGCCGTTGCATAGTTCAGGCGTTGCAAAGTATATGCCACTATACTTTTGGAGTGACGAGGACAAGCAGCAATATAAGGAGCATTACGGCATTGTGTATTCGGACTGCTACGAGGTCTACGGAATGAAGCGCACAGGTTGCTGCGGATGCCCGTTTAACAGCCGGTTCGAGCAAGATTTAGAGATTGTGAAAAAATACGAACCGCAGCTTTACAAGGCGGTAATTAACATTTTCGGTAAAAGCTATGAGTATACCCGTGCGTATCGGAAGTTCCGCGACGAGTTTAAGCGGGCAAAGAGGAAAGGCGGAGAGGGTCAGACGTGGATAGAAGGTGTATGACCCGCAAGTGGTACGAGCCGTTCTGCGGTGCGTGCTGCAACGGCGGCAGCGAGCACCGGGCGGATTTCCGGTTGAAAGATGAGACGTGCGAGGAATGGGAGGAACGGAGTGAAATCTGTGATGTTAAGCATTCGCCCGAAGTGGTGTGAGAAGATTGTCAGCGGTGAAAAGATCATTGAAGTCAGAAAGACCAAGCCGAAACTGGAAACGCCGTTTAAGTGCTACATCTACTGCACAAATAGCGGCGTTGCAACGGGGATGTGGGGAAAACACGGTAAGGTTGTCGGGGAGTTTACCTGCAACACAGTAACGAATCTTTTTTCAAATAGTCGGTTCTGGCTGAACGAGGATGATGTTTTGCAAACGTGCTTGTCTGCTGCGGAAATACGAAAATATGCAGACGGCGCAAACGGATTGTACGGATGGCACATCTCAGATTTGGTGTGCTATGACAAGCCGAAGGAGCTGAGCGAATTCAAGGGTCTGCGGAAAACGAAATTTGGATATGAGCCTGTTGAAATCAAACGCCCGCCCCAGAGTTGGTGCTATGTGGAGGAATGGGAACAGAAAGAATTGGAGGATGCGTAAATGGGTAGCTATAAGCCGGGTGATATTATCACCATTAAAGGAACGGAATTTGCGGTGCTGGATGTGGAAGAAGGCACTGCGAAGGGCGGCAAGGACAAGCTATTTGTGCTGCTGAAAGAGCCAACAGACATTACGGCGTTCGGTGCAACGAATAACTACGGAGACAGCGTGTTGCGCAAGAAGGTGAACGAGTGGTTTAAGAAGTACGAGGCTACCGCATACGACTACCTGATTTATCCGCGCGAGGTCAGCCTGCTGACGATGGATGGACGCGAGAATTACGGCAATATGCTCTTTTGGGCTGCGCCGCTGACGTTTGACGAATGGCGTAAGTATTCACGCTATATCCCGAACTGTGAAAAAGGGTACTGGCTGGCAACCGGTGATAGCGCGCCGGGTTGCTACGGTGCGGAGCACGTGCTGAGCGTGAACTCCAATGGTGGTTGGGGCCGCAGCTACTACTCGGGCTCGTATGCGATGCGTCCGGCGATGTGGGTATCGGAAGAGCTGGTGGACGAGTCAAAAGACGAAAAGCCGGATTTGAGCAAGTACAGCACGATGGAGCTGATTCAGGAGCTCGCGGAAAGGGCAAAGAAGAATGAGTGAGTATATTAATCGTGAAGCCGCAATTGAGATTGCCGAAAAATACGGATTGACAGATGGTTCTGTATTGGGCAGACATTCGGGAGTAGGAGAGTGCATCTCAAGTGAAATTGCAGCTCTGCCTGCCGCCGATGTTGTGCCGGTGGTGCGGTGCAAGGAGTGCAAACATCTATTTTATACGATGTGCGCGGCTTGTGGATTTCTGCCTCACAAACCAAACGACTTTTGCAGCTACGGCGAGAGAAAGGACGGAGGTGCAGACAATGAATGAGCTTAAATCCTGTCCGTTCTGCGGCGGCAAGGCAGAACTAAACGTTGATCCGGAAGCTATCGTGGATATCGAAGGACGGCGCTGGGCGTTCACCGTTTCTTGCAACAGGTGTTGTGCGGCATCTGGGCTTGCGTATTTACCCGAGAAAGCTGTCGAAGCATGGAACAGGAGAGCGGACAATGCGTGAAATCACCAAAGCCGACATGGGCAAGCCGATTGAACCGAAAATGGCGCGTGACGCTGTTACAGCGGTGCGCGATATAGCTGCGTATTTAACGGTGGGTGAGTGGTGCTTGATTATGGCAGGCGTGAAGAAAGCCGTTGAGAGAATGACACAGGAGGAAGACGATGAAGTTTAAGAAAGACGGGAAGGTGTACGATCAAGCAGAAATGATGTACGCTATCATGGCAGATGAAGCAATGGGCAAAACGGTTTTTGACGTGGCAAAGCTGTACGGTTTGGATATGATCAGTATCATGGAAAAATATCCATACGCTGTGGCGCTGGCGTTTGGCTTTGAGGTAATCAAGGACATGCCCGGCACAGGCGAAGTAGTCGAGAACGACGGAGGGGACGCAAAGACTGACCATGTAAACCGCCCGGCGCACTACACGTCCGGTGGTATCGAGTGCATCGACGCGATGCAGGCGGCTTTTGGCGTAGAGGCGGTAAAGGACTTTTGCCTGTGCAATGCGTTTAAGTACCTGTGGAGGCATCGGCAGAAGAACGGCGTTGAGGATTTGAAGAAGGCTCGGCGGTATCTGAACCGGCTGATTGAGGAGGTGGAAGAATGAAGTACCGAAAAAAGCCTGTTGTGATTGAGGCAGTCCGGTGGACGGGCAAGAACCAGACGGAAATCGACAAGTTTTGCGGAATGAAAGTCGTGTGGAGTAAGAACAAGAAAACATTCCTTGTTTTAACTCGTGAGGGAACTAAGCTGGCAACTATGGGTGATTACATCATCAAGGGCGTAAACGGTGAGTTTTACCCCTGCAAGCCGGATGTGTTCGCAAAGACATATGAAGAGGTGGAAGAATGACCATCTCTGAAATCGCCGCCCAGATGGGCGTTACGCCGGAAACACTGGTGCAGGAGGTTTGCAAGCAGCAGACCGAGATGACGATGCTTACGGTCGTTTGCGGAGTGGCGTTTGCTGTTATAGCAATTCTCCTTGTGGTAATTGCGTTTACCTATGAGCCTATATTTGCAGCGCTATTCGCCTTTCCCTGCTTGCTTGCAATAATGCTGCTATCTAATGGCATACCAAATTATAATGCATGGAAAATCGCACCACATGCCATGGCGAACCAGTACATTGTAGAACATTATGGAGGAACAGAAAATGACGATTGATGAAGCTATCAAGGTAGCAGATGCCAACGCGGAACTCTATTCGAGCTTCGAAGGGTGGGGACAGGCGGTAAGTTTTTACGACACATGCGCTGCCATGCTGAAAGTAATGAAGAAGATGATCGAGGAAGGCAGACCGGAAGACGCGCCGGATGCGTGGCAGGAGCGCAGAAAGCGCGAGTACCGCGAGACCAAGGACCGGTACGAGAGGCTGCACTGGATGGTTACCAAGTACGAGGCAGGCGTGCTTGAGTATACGCCGAAGTGCTCGATCGAGCTGTTAAAACAGCAGAAAAAGCACATGGGCGAGTACCTGCACGATCTGGAAGTCGGCGCATTTGTGGAAGGAGTGGAACTGTGACGATTAACCAGGCAATCCGCATCCTCGACCCGGAAACGACAGCCGAGGAGCTGGCAACGATCGAATACTACGGCGGTCTGCACGGCCGCGAGAAGATGGTCGCTGCGTGTGAGGAAGCCTGCCGCGTGGCGGTCCGAATTATGAGAAAATATTTGGAGGAACAGAAATGAAAAAGAAAATCACGGCGGCACTGCTTTGCGGTGCGATGATGTGCAGCTTATCGGCCTGCAGGGAGAGCGAGCGCGTTGCGTACAACATCTCGAAGGAGGCGGACAATTTCAACGTCACGCGCCGTCTGGAAGTCATCAACGCGCGTACGGACAAGCCGGTGTTTGAGCTGATCGGCAACTTCGCCATCTCGAACAACAGCGAGAACGAGCTGGAGGTGACTGTCGAGACCGGGCAGGGCGTTTACAAGAAACACCTTGTGTACCTCAACGACTGGACGATCTACGTTGTGGAGGACGTCAGCGGCGCTTACGTGGACAAGTTCCACTACGAGGTGAATTTCCTGCCGGAGATGATCATTCCGGTTACGGTGACATCGCATGACTAAAAATACAGCGACAAGGTCCGGCGTTACTTACTATGGCGATACGCCGTGCCGGAACTGCGCTTACTGGCGGACGCTCGGCAACTATAAAAATCTGAAGCTGTGGGCGTGCCACTACGCATTAGTTAACCGGCATTCGAGGGGATGCGAGCCGGGCGAAAGGTGCACAAAAAGAACAGAAAGCTACCGCAGACGGATAGCTTTCAAGCACGATGGAAGCACCGAGGAGATTACAAGTCGATGACAGCGAAAGAATGGCTGATGCGCGGGCGCGCACTGGAAAAAACGATTACAGCCTTGCAGGAGGCGCGGAAACGCGCCTATGCACGGGCAACGGGCGCAACCGCGCCGGTAAGGGATACGCCGGGCGGAAAAGGGAGCACGGGGAACAAGGCAGACCCATACATCGAACTGGGTGAGAAGATCGCAGAGAAGGAAAACGAGCTCGCGGAGATTTACGGCGAGCTCGTGCGCGTGCTGGGCGAGATGCGGGACAACGAGCTGCAAACGCTCCTGCTTGAACGTTACGTGAACGGCGCAACATGGGCACAAGCGGCGCGGCGGCTGCATTACAGCGAGGCGCACGTGAAGGGTTACATGCACAGAATGGCGCTGAATGCTGTGGATAAGTTAATACCCCGCAATACGCAATAATGTGATATACTGATATCGTGGAAGAGCTCCAAGGGAGCAAAACCACGGCATTCACGGGTTGATAAATTCCGGTTATGTCCTCCTAATTCTCTCCCCTGCTTCGGCGGGGGACACGCTCCAAAGGCTGCACGAGGCCGGCGGGGCTCACACTTCCTTTCGCCCAAGGCATTCCCTAATGAGGCGGGAAACCGTCTCAGCCTGTCCGCCGCGTCTGCACGAGGGCGCGCGGGCTCTTTGACTCTCGGGAATACAGTTCAAGGAAACGCGGCAGAGATGCCGCACATGCTCCAAAGCCTGCATGAGGGCGGCGGGGCAAAAAAAGACAGCCGAACGGCTGCCCATAATCTGACGGCTCGGAAAGACGAGCACGGGCGCAGCTTACGGAACGGCGCGCCGACACCTATTCTGACGGCCCGGAAAGACGGGCATCTGTTTGCGAACTTTGCCGGACTGCCCGGCAGGCCTTGCGCAGGGCCAAAGCGTCAGTACACAGCGCAGCAGCACGTGTATCAGGGAGTAATTCCCTGCAACGGGGTAGCGCCCTGCGGTGAAAGTCCGCCGGTTTGCAGGCCGATAACTGTGCGCGAGGGGTTCAAAATTCGAACGTTCTATTTTGTAGCAGCCCCTGAGCGCAAGCCGGGAAACCGTCCGTAAAGCCGGACGCAAGGCGCAGCGATACGCGCACATACCGCGCAAGCGGTATACATGCAGCTCAAAGTTGATACACGGTGCAATTCCGTGTGGCTGCACCTCCAATTGTCATAGTAAAAGCACCTCCCCGGGATGGCTTCGGGAAGGTGCTTTTGCTTAGATGTTGCTTAGATGTTGCTTAGATGTTGCTTAGCGGTTATCATAAGCGCATAGAGCCTCGCACAGCTCGCGCGTCGGGCACTGAGAGCAGTCGCACTCCGAAATGATAACGTTTTCGCACAGTGCGCGAGGATCGGCCATAAAAACGGCCTCGGCTGCTCGGTAGTCCTCAGGGGTAATGATGTTATACATGGGTTACGCCTCCAGCCGGTAGGTGATCGCGCTGTTAAGCAGTGCGAAAGTGATGCACTCGTAAAATTCGCCGCGGGTGATTCCCTCCGGCGTGCCGGTGCCCTGCTCGATCAGGTGGGCGACGGTCTCGACATTATAGGCGGTCGGCTCGTGGGAAGATACCCAGTCGAGCATATGTCCGTACTCGTCGCACGTCATGGACGTGCAGAAGTCGTTTTCGATGCATACCTTGCGGACGCTGTATGCGCTTCAGTTTGCTTTGATGGTCATGTTATATCTTCCTTTCTGCGGGGTTATACCGCCCCGCCCGGTGTAGGTGGCTCAGTCCATAGCGCAGTAGGTAAGGGCATCATAGCCCATAGCCGCAAGCGCCTTGGTCATGGCCTCGGCTGCGGTCTCGCGCTTGTACGCCTGACCGGCGATGCGGAAGCTGATGACCCAGCGGCGGCCAAAGCTCTTCCACTCAAAGCAGCCGCATCCGGCCTCCTTGCAAGCCTGCTTGACCTTGGCGGACTGCCAGCGCGGGAGCGAGATTGATGGCGCGTCGAAATTACAGGTGCCGCCGTCATCAACCTGTGCGGCTGCGGCTTTGCCGATCTCGTACACCTTGCGCAGATCGTCGCGGAGCTTGGCATACTTTCCGGTAAGCGGCTTGGGTGCTGCGGGCTTGGTGTCTGCCGGGTAGGCGGTCAGCAGCTCGTCAAAGTCTGCGATTGCGTCGGCTTCGGTGCGTGCCGTGCGGCTGGTGATCTCGTGGCAGTTGGGATACAGGAGCATGGTCTCGTAGTGGTTCGAGGCAAGCTCGCAAGCGTCGAGGATGACGCGGCGGCCGTTGTGGGTGTACTCGGTGTGCTTGATGGTGGTCATATTGATTACTTCCTTTCGGCGTTCGTTTCATTTACTGTGACTATAGTATAATATATTTGCGCAAGTATAGCAATGGGCAAAATAACTATATTTGCGCAAATATATTTGTGCGTTATGTATATTTACACAAACATATCTGAGGTGTATAATAGCTATCGTTAGGAGGTGCTGTTATATGCCGTCCAGCAAGGCACAGCAGAAAGCAACCAATAAGTACATCAACAAGGCTTATGACCGAATTAATTTGACACTGCCGAAAGGCAAGAAAGAAGAGATTAAATCCCATGTGGAAGGCCGGAGCGAAAGCGTGAATGGCTTTATCGCCCGTGCGATTGATTGCCAGATGGCGCGTGACAAAGAGGAGGACAAAGCGTAGTGTATGATAGAGTAGATGCAAGTAGCGGAGAGAGCCTTTGCCGTACTATGGCAGAGGAATGCGATACCGCGATCTTAGCATTTTCCACAGGTAAGGACAGCATTGCAGCGTGGTTGCAGCTTAGAAAGTATTTCAAGCATGTAATCCCGTATTATTGTTACACTGTGCCGGGTCTGGAATTCGTCGAAAACAGCCTCGCATACTATGAGGATTTTTTCGGCACTCACATTTACAGACTGCCGCACCGGTCTCTGTACCGCATGCTGCGTAATCTGGTATTCCAATCGCCGGAGCATGTAACCAAGATCGAGGCGCTGGATTTGCCCGGCGAAGAATATGATGATGCCGAGATTGGCGAGATCATTCGCGAATGTAAGCGACTGCCGGAATGCGTATACACTGCGACCGGCGTTAGAATGGCAGACAGTCCTATGCGGCGTATTGCCATGAAAACACATGGAGCGATCAACCACAATGCAAAGCGGTTCTATCCGGTGTTCGACTGGGTAAAAGCCGACCTGCTGCGCGAATTTGATGCAAGCGGTGTTCGGTTGCCGGTAGACTACAAACTGTTCGGCAGAACGTTCGATGGTATTGATTATCGGTTCTTGAAGCCGATCAAGGAGAATTTCCCGAGGGATTACGAAAAGATCATCACATGGTTCCCGCTGGCGGAACTGGAGTTATTCAGGAGGGGTGAGCTGTAATGGGATATTGGAACGACAACGAAGTTAAGGGAACAAAAGACGATCACATTGAATTAGAGCAGATCGAAAGCGAGTGCCTCGATGAGCTGGGAGACGTAGAAAGAGGAATTTTTGGAGTCTCTGGAGTTTGACGGCGATTTGAAGTATATCGAAGGAAAAGAATTCGCGCGAGCGGTGAAAAGACCGGTTAAAACCGAGGATTTGCGGTTTGCGCGTATCGGCAAAGGCTCAAAAGAATACTTGGGCAGGCTCATAGATGAGCAAAAATGACGGAGAGGAGGTGTAAAGCGTGGGGGCTGGTTATGGTAGCGGCAGGCTTGCCAATTTCGGCAGAACCAGAAACCGCCGCCGCAGTGTTGCGGTAGGCCGTCGCGCTGCTGGCGCTCGTGGCGCTCGTTCGCCCTCGACCTAAACACCAAAACTCAAAAGTCCACCGGTTGGGAAATGATTCTCAGCCGGTTTTCTTTTGGGGAAAGAAAGGAGGTAGCACATGGGACGGAAAAAGAAAGTGATTGACCTCAAAGCGGTGCAAGAGCTTGCAAGTGAGGGCAATACACAAGAAGAAATTGCAAAGGCGTTGGACTTTTCACGATCGACGTTCAGTAACCGCGACGATGTAACCGAAGCATACTATAAGGGCGTAGCAGAAATGAAGCTCAGCTTGCGCCATTGGCAGTTTAACGCTGCTCGTGGCGGTAACATCCAGATGCTTATCTGGTTGGGCAAGCAGTACCTCGGACAGCGTGACACAGTAGAGAAAAAAATCGAAAGCGAAGGCGTGAAGGTGATTATCGATGTCTGAGGTGAAACTCTCGCAGATCATCGGACCGGCATTTTACGCCGTTGCGCACGATGTGTTTGCACATGGTCACACGCATTACGATGAGAGCGGCGGCCGTGGCTCGCTGAAATCGTCGTTTGTGTCGATTGTCGTTCCGCTGCTGCTTATCCACAACCCCGGAACGCATGCGCTTGTGTTACGCAAGGTTGGAAACACCATCCGCGATAGTGTATACGCACAGTATGTATGGGCACTTGGTGAGCTGGGTATGGCTGACTACTGGGAAGCGAAGGTCTCGCCGATGGAGCTGATATATCGCCCGACCGGACAGAAAATCATGTTTCGCGGCGCTGATGACCCGATGAAGCTCAAGTCAATCAAGGTTCCGTTTGGTTATATTGCTGTTACGCATTTCGAGGAGAAAGACCAGTTCGCAGGACGCGCGGAAATCCGAACGATCTTGCAGTCTACAATGCGCGGCGGTGATAAGTATTGGAACTTTGAGAGTTATAACCCTCCGATCAGCCGCGACAACTGGGCGAACAAGGACAGTTTGGAAGAACGCCCTGACCGTCTCTGCCACCGCAGCACGTATCTTGAAGCGCCGCGCGAGTGGTTAGGCGATCAGCTTATTTATGAGGCGGAGCACCTAAAACTGACGAACGAGCGAGCGTATCAGCATGAATACCTCGGCATTCCGGTCGGCACGGGAGGCAACGTCTTTGAAAACCTTGAACTGCGAGAAATCACAGATGATGAGGTGGCAACGTTCGATCATATCTATCAAGGCGCTGACTGGGGATGGTTCCCCGACCCGTTCGCTTTTATCCGCGTCCACTACGACAGGGCGCGGGAGACGGTGTATTTTATCGATGAGATATACAAAAACAAGCTGAGTAACGAGGAAAGCGCCGGTATTATCATGGAGCGCGGCTATAATGATACGTTTATCACCTGCGACAGTGCAGAGCCAAAAAGCGTTGCAGACTACCGCGCTATGCGACTGCCTGCCAAAGAGGCCGTGAAGGGTCCCGGCAGTGTCGAGTACGGCATGAAGTGGCTGCAGCGCAGGACACTTGTCATCGACCGCAAGCGAACGCCGCACGCCTATGATGAGTTTGTGAACTATGAGTATGAGCGCGACAAGGATGGCGAGATCATCAGCGGATATCCAGATGAAAAGAACCATCTGATTGACGCCACGAGATACGCCCTTGAGCGCGTTTACAGAAGAATGGGAGTGATTGCTTGACGATCATTGAAAAACTGAAAGAGCTCGGCTATAACACAATCGCCCCCGAGTTTTACGGTAAGGTTGCGGAGTGGCGCAGCTGGTATGTGGGTGATGTGAAGTCATTCCACCATTACAAGGTGCGGAACTGCGGCAGAACCGTGCATTGCAAGCGATATACGCTCGGTATGGCGAAGAAGTTAGCCGAGGACTGGGCGAACCTGCTCATGAACGAAAAGGTGAAGATCACCTTGGAGGGCGAGAAAGAACAGGCGTTCGTCGACCGCATATTTCAAGAGAACAACTTCGAGGTAAAGGCGAACGAGATGCAGGAAATGAAGTCTGCACTGGGTACGGTCGCATACATTCCGCGTGTTGTCGGTGCAGTGTCGGACGGCGAACAGCCTATTGCAGGCGCAGCAAACGGCATTCAGATTGATTATGTGACTGTAGAGCACATTTTCCCTCTGGCATGGCAGAACGGCGTTATCATGGAATGTGCGTTCGACAGCAGAACCACCGTGAAAGGCGAGGATTACTGCTATCTGCAAATCCACAAGCGAAATGAAATCGGCTTTTACGACATCGAAAACCGCATTTTCAAAATCACAAATGAAAGTTTGAATGAAGAAAGCCTTGCGAACGTGCCGGGGTTTGAGAAAATCCCTCCTGTTGTGCATACTGGTTCGAACAAACGGCAGTTTGTGATTGATCGTTTGAACATCGCGAACAACTTTGACTATTACATTCCGCTCGGCATTCCGGTCTATGCAAACGCGATTGACGTTCTGAAAGGCGTTGATATCGCATATGACAGCTATGTAAACGAGTTCCTGCTCGGTAAAAAGCGCATCATGGTAAAGCCGGCTGCGACGAACTACCTTGACGGCGAGCCGGTATTCGACCCGGACGAGCTCGCATATTATGTGCTGCCGGAGGATACGCAGGATGGCAATATCATTCAGCCGATTGATATGACGCTGAGAACCGGCGAGCACAACCGAGGCATTCAAGATCAGCTGAACCTACTGTCAACCAAGACAGGTTTCGGCGAGAGCTATTATCACTTCGACGGCGCAAGCGTTGCAACCGCCACGCAGGTAATCAGCGAAAACAGCACCATGTTCCGCACGATCAAGAAGCATGAAATCATCCTTGAGCAGGCACTTGTGGAGCTGTGCCGCATTATTCTGCGACTCGGAAATGATGCAATGAACGCCGGACTGAATGAAGATGTGGAAATCAGCATTGACTTTGACGACAGCATCATCGAGGATAAGGGCACGGACTTCACGCGAGACATGCAGCTGCTTAACGCAGGCATTATGAACGACTGGGAATTCCGCGCTAAGTGGCTCAATGAAGATGATGAGACGGCGAAGAGGATGTTGCCTAAAGCGCAGGATATGACAGACGAGGGGGAAGATGAGATTGAATGAAGTATCCAATCACACCGGAATACCTCGACGCAGCGCCCGAACCGATTGCGATTGCAATGCGAGAACTCGAAAAGGACATCTTACGCGAGATATGTTCACGCTTTAAGCTGACCGGCGAACTGAACGAGGTTGCCATGAACGATATCCGCGCGCTGCGTGCGCAAGGCCTCGACATGGAGACCATCGAGAAAATGATAGCGAAGCACAGCAAGGAAACACTGCCTCAGGTGCAGAAAGCACTTGACCGTGTTGTTGAATACAACCAGAAGTATTACAACGAGCTTGCAAGCAAGGCGAGCATTGCTGAACCGCTTTTCTGGGTGACGGCTGCGGATATCGCGCAGATACAGTCACAGACGCTTGACGGATACCGCAACATTACACGCTCTCTCGGTTTTGCACTGCAAACAAACGGAAAGGTTACATTTCAGCCGATTGCAAAGGCGTATCAAGCCGCCCTTGACAAAGCAGAAGTGAAAATGCAGTCCGGCGCGTTTACGTTGCAGCAGTCACTTGAGGATGCAGTTAGAGAGCTGGCAGACAGCGGCATATACACGATCGACTATGCGACAGGGCATAGAGACCGTGCAGACGTTGCAGCGCGCAGAGCTATTTTCACGGGGCTAAATCAGCTCACCTCGAAATATACGGAAACAGCTGCGGAAACACTGGAAACTGACCTGTACGAAATCACCGCCCATCGCGGCGCGCGTGATAAAGGCACAGGATGGAAGAACCACAAGGCATGGCAAGGCAAGGTTTACAGCACGAAAGACGGCAGCAAATACCCGAATATTTACAAGGTTTGTGGATTGGGTGCTGTTGACGGTCTGGAGGGCGCTAACTGTAGGCATCATCGGCATGCGTTTTTAGAGGGCGTTTCTGAGCGCGTCTACACAGACGACGAGCTTGCGAACATCGACCCACCGCCTGTGGAGTTCGAGGGGCGCACGTACAGCGCCTATGAAGCAACGCAAATGCAGCGCAAGATAGAACGCACAGTGCGCAAACTGGAGCGCCGCAGAGCCGCGTACAACGCCGCAGGAATGACGGGTAAGGAAGAGCAAACAGGCATCCGCATTCGCCGATTGAAGAAAGAATATCGCGAATTCAGCCGGGCGGCGAGCCTGCCGACGCAGACCAACCGCATGAAAGTAATTGAATAATTGGCATCGTGGAAACACGGTGCTTTTTTATTGCCAAATTGTCCGACAGGACGTTAAACAAGGAGATTACCATGGAGAACAACACTCCCAACACCAACGCGCAGAGCGCGGAGAACAACACTGCTGCACAGCAGGAAAAGACGTTCAGTCAGGCGGACGTAGATAAGATGATCCAGTCTCGCCTTGACCGTGAACGGAAGAAAATGCCCAGCGAGGAAGAGCTGAACGCATTCCGCACGTGGAAAGACAGTCAGCAGACCGAGCAGGACAGAATGAACAACATCACCAAGGAGCGCGACACCGCAGTAAGCAACCTTTCGACGGCGAACGCGAAGATCGAACAGCTTGAGCATGAAAAATACGTTTCGTCCAAGGGGTTTACCGGCGACGAGGCGGAATTTATCGCGTTCAAGGCTGCGAAGATGGTAGATGACAAGACCACCTTTGAACAGGCTGTGGATGCAATCGCGCAGGAACGTCGGCCGCGAACCTCGTTTGATTGGACTGCGCCTGTTGGAGATGGCAACCAGAAAAACGCCCCCAATGCAGCGATGAACGCGCTTATCCGTGGGGCAATCAAGTAAGAAAAGGAGCTTTTAACAATGGCAAATAACGTAATTGACCGCAATTCCCTTTCCGGCCTCATCCCGGAGCCGGTAACTCGTGAAATCCTTCAGGGCGCTGTTGCAGAGTCGGCAGTGCTGCGTATGGCTCGCCGCCTGCCGAACATGACCAGCAAGACCCAGACCATGAACGTTCTGGATATGCTGCCGACCGCTTACTGGGTAAACGGCGAGGTTTCCGGCACTGGCGCGGCTGACTCCGCAGCGTACAAGCAGACTACCAAGATGGCATGGGACAAGAAGAAGCTTTACGCCGAGGAAATCGCGGTAATCGTCCCCATCCCGGAGGCAGTTCTGGATGATGCGGATTACGACATCTGGGGGGAAGTTCGTCCGCGTCTGGTCGAGGCGTTCGGCAAGAAGATTGACGCCGCAATCCTGTTCGGCGCTGACAAGCCGACCACGTGGCGTGATGGCGTTGTCCCGTCTGCGATTGCAGCAGGCAACGGCGTTCCGACCTCTACCGACACTTTCGGCGACATCATGGGCGAGAACGGCCTGATCGCAAAGGTTGAACTGGACGGCTACAGCCCGAATGGCGTTGTATCTGCGGTGCAGATGCGCGGCAAGCTGCGCGGTCTGGTAGATACCACCGGTCAGCCGATCTTTAAGACTGACATGCAGGGCGCGTCTCGCTACGCTCTGGACGGCATGGATATGTATTTCCCGAATAACGGCGCGTTTGACCCGACGCTCGCAAAGATGATTGTCGGCGACTGGTCGCAGCTCGTTTACGCCATCCGTCAGGACATCACGTTCAAGATTTTCACCGAGGGCGTTATTCAGGATCCGTCTACCAAGGCAATCCAGTACAACCTCATGCAGAATGACATGGTTGCGCTGCGCGCGGTTATGCGCCTCGGCTGGGAGATCGCAAACCCGGTAACTGCATTTAATGCGGACATGGAAAACCCGTTCCCGTTCTCCGTTTACGGCAACGGCGGCACTGTTTCCACTGTAAAGGTAACTCCGGCGACTGCAAGCCTTGCAGCGGGCGGTTCCAAGCTGTTTACTGCGGCTGTAACCGGCAACGGCATTGTTTCCGACAGCGTATCGTGGAGTGTTTCCGGCGGCGCAAAGGCTAACACCAAGATCACCGAAGATGGCCTGCTGACCGTTGACAAGGCGGAGACTGCATCGAGCCTCACGGTAACTGCTGAGTCGAAGCAGGACGCAAGCAAGAGCGGCACCGCATCCGTAACCCTTTCGTAAGGAGCAAACGCAAATGGTAGATTATGCATATTACAAGGATACGTACCTCGGCAACCAGATTGCCGAGGATGAGTTTCCGCGCCTTGAAAGCCGCGCAGTAGCATATCTTACCTATCTTACGCGCGGAAGAATTGACGATAGCGAGCCTGCAAAGATGGCGTGCTGTGCGGTCGCGGAGCAGTATCAAGTGATTGATACGCTCCAAACTCGCGCGGCATCTGCCGAGCAGGAGAAACAGAGCGAGAGCGTTGGCTCTTGGTCTGTAAGCTATCGCAGCGGCACGGAGGCAATGCAGGAGGCAAAGGCACAGCTCAAAGCGGCTGCGGAAATGTATCTTGCAAATACCGGAATGCTGTACCGAGGTGGGAGGTGCTGCGGATGCGACTGCCCCACACTGTAACGTTGTTTCAGCCGTCTGGCCGAACTGTTCTGACGGGCGTTTTGCTTGAAAGCACCAGAGGCACGAGCGTAACGAAAACCGCACAGAACAGCGCAGACAGTGTAACGCTGCATATCCCTTTACCGTTTACGCAGATCATCAGCCCTGAAAAAGACTATTTTGCGCGCGGCGATGTACCGGATGCAGGAAGTTACCAGAAATGCCGTGAGAAGTTCGAGACATACCGCGTCACAAGCGTCTCTTTGTATGATTACGGCGGATTGCAGCATTTGGAGGTGGGCGGCCGATGATACGTTACTCTATGAAGTTGCACTTGCCAAACAACGTGCTTGATAGGCGCGTGGAAAAGGCGAACGCGTGGCTTATTGAGGAGATCATCAAGGACACCGACCCGTTTGTTCCGGCGCGAACCGGTGTACTGGCAATGAACGTACAGCGGCATGGGCATACCATCGTGTATGCCTCGCCGTATGCACGTTTTCAGTATTACGGCAAGGTGATGATTGACCCGGCTACAGGAAGCGCGTTCGCGCCTAAGGGCGTGCGCAAGGTGTTGACCGAGCGCGACCTTAAATACAGTAAGGCGATGCACAAACACGCTCAACCGCACTGGTTTGAGGCAAGCCGCGCGGTGAACGAGGAACACTGGAGGGAAGGAGTGCGAAAGATACTGAGCGATGGCTGAAAAGGTAAATGTATTAACGGTTCGTGAGCGAGATACAGTCTCACGCGCCGTTCTTTTATGGCTACAAGGGCATGTCCCTGATATCGAGTTTGAATATCTTCCCCCTGAACACTCTGGAATGATGCTCACATCTGTTTCAGGCGCTTTCAAAACAGCTCAGTACGTGGATGGAAGTTATTCCGCGCAATACCAATTCGGCATTATGTACCGTGCTCTGCCGACAAGCAGCGGCGAACGTCTCGATGTGGAAACGCTGCTGAATGAAGTGGGCGCATGGGCAGAAGAACACCCCCCCGAACTGGGGGAGGGCATGACGGTAACGGATGTCGAGCGTATTACTCCGGCGGCTCTTGTAGCACGCTATGAAGATTTAACCGAGGATTATCAAATTCTCATGACCATGAAATATGAAGTAGAGGTGTAACAAATGGCAACTACTGAAAAGGTAAAACGTTCCCTTATCGCACACTTTCTGGATACTTCCGACAAGATGGGCGAGTATTCCGCCGCAAATTGGGCGCGCGTAGGCAAGAACGTAACGAGTGCTGCTATTGATTTCGGCGCACAGACCGAGACTGAGCAGGATATTATTTCGTCCTCTGCGACTACGGAGCTGACCGGCTATCAGCCGAATATGTCCGTATCGCAGCAGTGCACAAAGGGCGACCCGGTATACACGTTCATCACCAAGAAGCGCCGCGCACGCGCAATTCTGGCCGATGCGCACGCATGGATGCTGAATGTCGACCTGTGGGACGTTACCGGCGAGAGCGCCAGCGCAACTTACGTTGCAGAGGTGCAGGAGGTCGCTATTCAACTCGACAGCTACGGTGGCGATGGTGACGCAACCCCGACGCAGGAATTCACGATCAACTATGTCGGCGACCCCATCCCCGGTACCGTAAAGATCACCGATGGCGCGCCGGTATTCACTGCTGACGTAGCAGTTTAAGGAGGAAATAAGAAATGGAAAGTATCCGCGTAAACAGTGGCGTTAAGATCATCGAGGTAAACGATGCAGGGGAAACAATTTCGCTTCCCCTCTCGGACGACAGCTTTATTCAGGGCTTTTTCAAACTGCTGAACGAGCTCAAGGATAAGGCAGATGCCATTTCCGCAAAGGACGACGACGTTATGGGCGCGATTGACGCCGTTGTTGAATTTGACAAGGAAATTCGCGACAAAACGGACGCGCTCATCGGCGAGAATACCTGCAAGAAGGTTTTCGGCGCGGTGCTTCCGTCCTCTGACCAGTTCTTAGACTTTTTCTCTCAGCTCGTCCCGATCGTAGACGCGCACGCACAGAAGCGCGTAGCGAACATGAACAAGTACAGTTCGGAGCGTGTCGGCAGTGTTTAACATGCTGCTCGACCGCCTGCCGAGCGATTACAAGGGCTATCTCATCCGCACGGATTACCGCATCGGCATTCAGATTTCCCTTGCGCTCGATGACCCGGAGCTGAACGAGAATGACCGCGTAATGGTGGCACTGTCCCTGCTTTTCGGAGCAGGGATGCCGCCCCTTGACGTGGCTATAGAAGGCCTACAGTGGTTCATTCAATGCGGTGACGACAAAGAAATCGAACCAGGCGGTAAACGGCTGCTGTGGTTCGACTATGACGCTGCACGGCTGTATGCGTCGTTCCGGCAGACGTTCGGGATTGAACTGCACAAGATCAATTTGCACTGGTTTGAATTTATGGCGATGATGGAAAGCCTTGACGAGGACTCTGCTATCTCTCATGCAATCCAGATCAGAGGTACGGACACAAGCAAGATGAAGGGCAAGCAGCGGCAGGACTACGAACGACTCAAACGTAATCTTACGCCCACGCCTGCACTTTCTGAGGAAGAGAAGGAAGTAGTAGACGCATTCTGGGCGCAGATCAAATAGAAAGGCGGTGAATAAATGGCGGACGGCTCTATCCGAATTGAAGCAACAATCAGTGACGAGCAGGCAAAGAAACAGCTTGAACAGATGTCGAAAGACATTGAAAAGCAGTCAGCCGCCATCGACAAGCAAACCGCGAAGGTGAACAAGCTCGCCGCGCAGTGGGAAAAGGTCGCCGCTGGCGGTACGAAAGGCTTGAAGATGAAAGCCGACCTTGCCGCTACATCCAAAGAGGCAGAACGGTTATCTGGGCGACTTGAGGAAGTCAACGCGGAAATCGTCAAGGCACAGGCTGACTATAATACAAAACTCAAGCAGGCGGCAACGGGCGAAATTCCGCAGGAGGAATTCTCGGAGTCGGCGCAAAAACTGAACAACCTTGTAGCCGAGTCCGACAAGCTCGCCGAAGCGCTGCGAAACGCAGACGACAAGGCGGCAATGCTCAAGCAGCAACTTGCAGAGGCTTCCGAAGCGTCGCGTATGAGCCCCGAAGGGCAGAACATCGCATCCAGTCTCAGCAATGAGCAGGCGAAACTTGAGACCATGCAGGCAGGGTTTGCGCAGGCCAAAGCTGCAATGGGCGATTTCGCAAATCAGACAACCTCGAAATTTGCGAAGGTTAAGCGCGTGCTTTCTGAACTGGGGAGCGGCGTTAAAACAACGTTCGGCATGCTCAAAGACTCCATCGGAAACGCCCTCGGCAAGGCTGTAGACAAGCTCAAAGCAAAGTTTTCGAGTTTCGGCAAGTCCTCGGCGAATTCGATGAAAAAGGCAGGTAACGTCGTTCATTCTTTCGGTACTCGTCTGAAATCCATTGTTGCCGGTGCGCTCTTTTTCAATTTGATTTCCAAAGCACTGACGGCATTGACAAACCGTCTGGGGAGCGCACTTCTTGCCAACAAGACGTTTGCAAAGTCTTTCGGTCAAGTAAAAAGCAATCTGTTAACGGCTTTTCAGCCGATCTACGAGGCGATTTTGCCATGGCTGAACAAACTGATGCAGGCGCTTGCGCAGGTAACGGCGCAGATGGCACAGTTTACCGCCTCGGTGTTCGGAACGACGGCGCAGAAAGCGCAGGACAACGCTAAGGCGCTTGAGGAACAGGTAGATGCAACAAACGACACCACAAAGGCGACAAAGAAAGCTGAAAAGGCTCTTGCGTCGTTTGATACAGTGCAGAAGCTCACGAACAAGACCGAGGACTCGAACAAGACCGATGACCCGAGCAAGCCGAAGTTTGATACTGACTTTTCTGCGGCGGAAAACCAGATGCCGCAGTGGCTCACGGATTTCTGGAAAACGTTTCAGGAATCGTGGGCGCAGTACGGACAGCAGACCATTGACAGCGCAAAGAAAGCTCTTTCTGCGCTGAGAGACATGGTAACGTCTATCGGTCGGTCGTTTATGAACGTCTGGAACAATGGAACGGGCGTTGAAACACTGAACAATCTGCAATTCCTGCTGCAAATGATACTCGAGCTGATTGCCTCGATTGCAACCGCGTTTACGAACGCATGGAATACCGGCAACGTAGGAGAGCAAATGCTGCAAAGCATTATGAACCTCATCAATACCGTTGTTCAAGCTGTTACGGCAATCGGACAGGCTTTTATCGCTGCGTGGAACGACGGCAATGCAGGCGAGCGACTGTTGAGCGCGCTGATGCAGATGATTACGGCGGTCGTGAACCTTATTAACTCCATCGGACAGGCGTTTATCACGGCGTGGACGCAGGGCGGACTGGGACAAAGTATCTTTGCGCACATCCTCTCGATCATCACGAACATTATCACCGCGATTAAGTCCATTGCCGAAAACCTGCAATCCGCATGGGAGTACAACGGTAACGGCGTCGCGATTTGGACAAGCATCCTTAAAATCATTGACGATGTGCTTGCAGGCATTGACAGAATGTCGCAGTCCTGGGCGAACTGGGCAAGCGGCCTCAACTTTGAACCGCTAATGACAGCGTTCCGCAACCTGTTGGCGGCGATTGAACCGCTTGTAGATATAATCATGAACGGCCTGTCGTGGGCGTATGAGAACATCCTCCTGCCGTTCAGCAAGTGGACTATCGAAAAGGCTGTCCCGGCGGTGCTCGACCTGCTCACGGCGGCATTGCAGGCCATTGCAAAGGTATGCGAAGCGCTCGCCCCCGTATTACAGCAGATTTGGGCGGTTGTAAAGCCGATCATCAGCTTTATCGGCTCTGCGGTAATCGGTGCAATCGAGCTCGCAACGCAGGCAATTACCGCGCTTGGCGACGCGCTCGCATATGTTATTGGCCTCATTGGAAAGGTCGGCAACGGTATCGGCAGCGGCATTTCCTCGCTTATCGGCGCGTTCTCTGGAACAAGCACCTTTGCGCTTAACGCCTCTATGCCGACGCTGAACGTTCCGGCACTGGCAAACGGCGCGGTAATCTCGCCGAACAATCAGTTTCTTGCGCTGCTGGGCGACCAGAAGAGCGGCGTGAACGTCGAAACTCCGTTGTCTACCATGATCGACGCTTTCAATAAAGCTCTGGACGCGCGCGGCGGTACGGGCAATAACAACGCGCCGATCAATCTGTATATTGACGGTACGAAGTTCGCGCGCATTACCAATGCGTATAACAGCAGCGAAACACGCCGCCGCGGCGTAAACCTTGTGACAGGTGGTGCATAAATGTTACTTTCTGTAGACGGAAAAAACTATAACGTTTTTGTCACCGGCTTGAAGCGCAGCTTTCAAGTACTCGATGGCGAGAACGCGGAACGTGCTTTAAGTGGCCGCATGATACGCGATATTATCGGCACGTTTTATAACTATGAGATGACAATTCAGCCCGTAGTCGGTAAATATGCCGACTACGACGCGCTGTATGAAGTCCTGAGTGCACCGGAGGACAGTCACAAGGTAGTTTTACCTTACGGGCAGAAAACGCTCACGTTTAACGCCTACGTAACCTCTGGACAGGACAATCTTATCGTAAAGACAGACAAAGAGGCGTACTGGAACGGTCTGACCTTCCAGTTTATCGCGATGGCACCGCAGAGGACGTGACACATGGGAATAAACAAAATCATTTACCTGGACAAAGAATTTTCGGCGACAGACGTTACATCGGGGAACTTGTATCAAGCGCGTTCCCCGATTGCTGCGTCGCAGGAAATTGATACTTTTAGTTTCGATGTAGACAGTGAAGACACCACATTAACCGAATTTATCCGCAACACACCATTGACGTATTTCCATAATGATGAACAAATGGGAATCTACTATGTGCAGAAGGTCAGCCGAACGTCCATCAACACCTATCATTTCGCCTGCACTTCGACCGTCGGTCTGCTTGATGAAACATACCACGATGGCGGCATTTACACAGGCGAAACCGTGAAGGAAGTGTGTGAGGACATTTGTTCTCCGCTGACAGTTTACGTCAAAACGAACTTGCAGAACATCAAGCTCTACGGTTGGCTTCCTATCGCAACACGGCGTGAAAACCTCACGCAGGTGCTTTTCGCGATTGGTGCAACGTTCAAGGTTGACTTTGACGGTGCAATTCGCATTGAAGGTCTGTGGAGCGGCGAGGCAAGCGCAATCGACGCAGGCGAAATCTACGCAAGCGGTACGGTTGATTACGCAACGCCTGTTACCGAGGTAATCGTAACCGAACACGCCTATTCGCAGAGCGCAACGGAAACGACAGAGCTTTTCAAGGGCACAACGTCGGCAGGCGACAAAATCACTTTCGACGAACCGTGCTACGACCTCGCGGCATCTGGCTTTTCCATTCTTGCAAGCGGTGCAAACTGGGCAACGGTTTCGGCAGGCTCGGGCGTGTTGACGGGTAAAAAGTATACGCACGTTACTCGGCAGGTAATGCAGCAGATTAAGCCGAAAACACGCGAACTCGTTACGCAGTCCGACAATACGGTTAAGGTAGAGAGCGCAACGCTCGTATCTCTCGTGAACGCGACGGCAGTCGCAGAACGCCTCGCTGAGTATTACAGCCACAACGAACGTATCAATTACAAAATCGCGGTTAAACGTGAAACCCCCGGTGATGTAGTGAAGATTGCGCATCCTTACGGCGGTACAGTCTCCGGCTGCATTGAAAGTGCGGATATTACGGTATCCGGCAAACTTGCGGCAGAGGAAAGCGTACTGATTGATTATTTCCCGCCGGATATTGGTGTGCAGGAATATTACGACACGGTCGAAGTTCTGACCAAAGATGGAACGTGGGCTGTGCCGGAGAATGTGACGAGTATTCGTGTAGTGCTGATTGGGGGAGGGTCTGGCGGTTCAAGTGGATGCGAGGGCGAAGATGGCAAGAACGTGTACAACGGCGGCGCAGGCGGCAAAGGCGGCATAGCGGGCGTAGGTGGCGCGGGCGGAAAGGTTTACAGCGTTGAAATGGATGTTACGCCCGGAACGAATTACGCAGTGCAAATTGGTGCAGGCGGCAAAGGTGGCGTATATTCCGCAGACGGCAGCGTAGCCGGTACGTCTGGCGTGCAAACAAAGTTCGGCTCGCTATCCTCTGAAAACGGCTCATCTTCCGATATTGGTTTTGCAGACCCAGTCAATAACCAGTTTTACGCCCAAGCCGGAGACGATGGCATTAAGGGCGGAGATGGAGGCAACGGCGGCGAAGCAAACTATACAAGCAATGATAGCAAGGTTCGCGCAGGCAAAGACGGAGGAAACGCCCTCGGCTACGCAGGCGGCAAGGGTGCAAGTGGTAGCGCGGCTAAATACGACGGTCAGATTGGCGTTTCTGGCGGTGGCGGTGGCGGCGGCGCCGCTATGGGCAACGCGGGAGGAGATGGCAATACCGGACGCTTGGAATGGACGAATTTCTCCCTTCCCGAGTATACCGGTCAAGGATGGCTCGCAAAAGGCGGCGCAGGCGGCTCTGGTGGCAACGCAACTATCATTCCGAACACGCCTACCATGCTCGGCAGTGGCGGCGGTGGCGGTCACGGAGGCGGCGGCGGTGGAGGCGGCGGATTGACGCAAGCTGTGTCCACGTGGAGCCATTCCGGCGGCAGCGGTGGTTCCGGCTCTTCCGGCGGCGACGGTGCACCCGGCTGCGTGCTCATCTATTACCGTGTATACCGTGCAAGCTCTTCCGGACGGTTTATCACTCGTGACGGCAAAGGCTTTAATGAGAAATTCACAAGAAAGGTGGTTGTGTAATGCCTGATACGTATACATCGCAGTTCTCCGGCGAGGAAATCGACGCAGCTTTACGTGCTGCACAGATTATCTCCGGCGCGGATACGCCTGCCGCGCTGCGTGAGAAGCTGGAGATTTACGGCAGTAATACGGCGTTATCGCCCACCGACCCCACTACCGTCGAAACCGCCCTGAAATACCGCAGCAACCCCAATCTGCTCGACAACTGGTATTTTTGGAGGCCGGTGAATCAGCGGGGTGGGTACTATATTCCGGCGGGTATAAAATACAACACTCTTTCGTGGACAGAAGCCGGAACAACCGACAAGGCTTATCCGGTTATCGGATACATCGGACAAGACCCTCTCATCACTGTGAACGGTACAAATTATATTGTCGGTAAATCTGTACAAGTTCCCGGCTACTGCACGGTTGGGTATACGGTGGATAGGTGGTTGATTGGAGCTGGTTCGAACGGCACGCTATCATTGACTGAAAGCGGGCTAAAACTTACACGAACTGACGGAGTCATGTATCTCGCTCATAGAATTCATAAAACGCAAATTCCGGAAGGAAATACACTCACTTACTCTGCCCTGACAACTTTGGGACTTTATTCTATTACCTTTGTTGTCAAAAATGACACCTACCATGAACAAGATGTTGGTGGCGGAATTTCTTTGGGTTGGAACTACACTCCTGCCGAGATGATGGAATTGACACTGGTAAACAACACTGTAAATTCCGATGTTACCGTCCTCGCCGCCAAACTCGAACTCGGCTCCACTCAGACCCTTGCACACAAAGAGGGTGACAAGTGGGTGTTGAACGAAATCCCTGATTTCGGGGAGCAGCTGAGGCGGTGTCAGTGGTATTGCGTGGCTTTTAAGCAGTATGACACCTTTTTTCCGACGGATACAACTGATTTTATTGTTGAGTTACCGTGTCCTATGAGAACTTCGCCTACTATTATCAATCCCGAAAACATTACGAACGCAACCAATCCGACGATGGCGTGGTATAACGTCGGCTCTAATCAGCTGCGCATTCGCTCAACAACAACGCACAATAATGCGAAAGCAGTATGCAGTGGACTTGTTCTGTTCTCCGCCGACCTGTAAGGAGGTGACACTATGCAAACCCCTAAATCCCGTGTATACGTCCTCTGCGACAGTGAAAGCCGTGTTTTGCGGCTCGAAGGAGAGTATTCCCTCCCCGCAGATCTTACCGGTTGGATGAAAATTGATGAAGGCTTTGGAGACAAGTACGCGCTTGCGCAGAGCCATTATCTGTCAAAGCCGTTATACGACGGCGCGGTTCTGCGCTATAAGCTCGTTGATGGCAAGATTGTAGAGCGCACTGCCGAGGAAATCGAGGCAGATAAGGCGGCGTTACCTAAACCCGAGCCAACCGCAGAGGACGACACAAACGCTATGATGGTAGACCACGAATACAGGTTAACCCTGCTTGAACTGGGTCTCAACGAATGAAAGGAGCAAACACAATGTTATTTCGTACTTTGAAGCGCATGATCGAGAAGAACCATACCGACGGCCTTGCAGACAAGATCGACATCTTTTTTGCAGCAGGCAAGCTCACCGAAAGCGAGTACAACACGCTGACCGAAATGCTGAAGCAGGAGGTGTAACATGAAGGGCGCAGAAAACACCGCTGCACCGAACATGATCGTCGATGAGTTTTTTCCGAAGCACATCAGACAGCGTGAGGACTTTGCAGAAATCCGCGAGGCGGTGCGCAAATACAGGATTACGGAGCTGTATCTCACGCAGAAGTACAACAGAAAGCAGGTGGGGTATGCCGGCTGAAGTTATTACAGCGGCTCTGTCGCTGGTCGGTACTTTGGTGGGAACGCTGGGCGGCATTGCGCTGAGCAGCAATCTTTCCAACTACCGCATTGAGCAATTAGAAAAGAAAGTCGAGAAGCACAATAACCTTGTTGAAAAAACATACAAGTTACAGCAGGACGTTACTGTGCTTGACGAGCGAATCCGTGTTGCGAATCATCGCATCGAGGACTTGGAAAAGGAGCATATTTATGAACATGAACATCAAAGTACGAGTGCGTAATCCTTGGTTCTGGGTGGGCGTTGTGTCGGTAGCTATCACCGCCATCGGCGTTGACCCGCAGACTTTTACGAGCTGGGCGGCTGTGTGGGAGGGCATCAAGGCGGTGCTCTCTAACCCTGTGCAGCTTGTTACCATGTGCCTTGCGGTGCTGTCGGTCTTTATTGATCCGACGACGGCGGGTCTTTCGGACAGCGAGAAGGCGCTGACGTACACCACACCGAAAAAGAAGGGTGAATAAATGAGTATTCCGTTTAAGCAGTGCAACGACGGCAATTACCGCAAGGGCAGAGAGTTCCCGATCAACTGGATTTGCCTGCACTTTACGTCCGGCAACGGCGACACGGCACAGAATAATGCGGATTATTTCGCGCGTGAAGTAGTGAAAGCGTCGGCTCACTATTTCGTAGACCCGAACGGCGTTGTGCAGAGTGTCAGGGACAGCGACACAGCATGGCATTGTGGCAGGGAACGCGGCGGCAGTTACTACAACGACTGCCGGAACGCTAATTCCATTGGTATTGAGATGTGCAGCGTTATTCGGAATGGCGTGTACGTTATCCCCGAGGAAACCATGAAGCGCGCCGCAAAGCTGACCCGTGAGCTGATGGCAAAGTACCATGTGCCAATCAGCCGCGTGTGCCGTCACTATGATGTGACGCACAAGGAATGCCCGGAACCGTGGGTACGCAATCCGCAGTTGTGGCAGAAGTTCAAATCCATGCTGACAGAGAAAGAGGTTGAAGATATGACGGAAGCACAGACCCGCGCAATCGCAAAGCAGGAGATCAGGAGCGCGGCGGAGAAGGTTTACAACAGGCCGAAGGATTGCCCGCAGTGGGCACAGGAAACCGTGCAGAAGCTCGTAAACAAGGGCTTTTTGCAGGGCGACGAAAACGGTAACCTTGCGCTGACCGAAAGCCTGATGCGCATTCTCGTAATCAACGACAGGGCACACCTGTACGGCTGATTGCGAAAAAGGTCGAACTCTGATATAATAGTTCCGAAAGGGGCGTATATCATGAACGAGAAAAACGAAATTCTGGCAAGCGACGTTTTAAGCCTGCTGAAAAGTCAGTTAAAGTTTATGAAGGCACTGGTACTGGTTCTTATTCTGTTGCTCGCGGCAACGAATATTTACCATGTATGGCAGTGGTCGCAATTTGATACCGTCGTTGTCGAAAATGGAGATAACGGCGGTTATGCAAATTATGTCGCCGGTGACAACACAGGAGGTGTGTATAATGGCGAGTGTGACAGTGAGACACAAAAAGGGCAGTAAGGGTGTAAAGATCAAGATCAAGGGAGACAAGCGCAAGCAGAAGGGGTGAGCGTTTGTGAACCTCAAGAAGGAATTTACAAAGCCGGAATGCGATTATTTCCGGCGTGAATGCAATTTCACAGACGAGGAACGCGCCGTATTCGATCTACGAGTTACGGCGCGTTCTGTTGTTCAGATTGCGGACACGCTGCATATGAGCGAGGCAACGGTTTACCGCCGTCTGCGGAACATCAAACGGAAAATACTGAAAGTTTTGTGACAGGTTTTCGCACTTCCGATGCGCTATAATAGACGCATAGAGAGGGGCGATAAAGCATGAGCTACGAACAAAGACTGGAACGTATCGGCTACGACAAGCAGTGTGCGCGGCGCATTGCTGAGGACTACCGCGAGGCGGGGAACACAAAGTATCTCGACGAGTACCTTGCCTACAAGGAGCGCTCCCTTCACGAAACGGAGGTGCACGGATAATGGCTTACGGTTATCCACAGTATCCACAGCAGTATCCACAACAGAATGCGCAGATGCCGCAGTATCCACAACATATTGTGCGTCCGGTGGCAAGCGTCGAGGAGGCAAGAGCGGTTCAGACCGACTTTTCGGGCGCTTTAACCATTATGCCGGACACGGCACACGGATACATCTACACAAAGCAGCTCAATCTGCAAACCGGCTGCGCGGATTTCGCGGCATACAGCCGGGTGCAGATGCACGAAACAAATAAACCCTCGGAAACGGATTTGTCAAAGTTCGTTCCGAGAAGCGAGTTTGACGAGCTGAAAGTACGGTTCAACACCTTGTGCGACAAGCTGGGAGGTAGTGAGGCATGATGAATAACCCGATGATGCAGCTTATGCAGCTGATGCGGAACGGCGGAAACCCTATGACGATGCTGAATCAGATGACAGGGAATAATCCGATGGTCGGTCAGCTGATGCAGAGTATGCAGGGGAAAAGTCCGGACGCACTGCGGCAGATGGCGATGAACATCGCCAAAGAACGGGGGATTGACCTCGAACAGTTTGCACAGCAGTTCGGCATGAAGATCAAGTAAATAACTTCTTTTCAGTTTGGACGGGTCTTGACGAAAAACCGACGTGATTTTGTCATGTTCGGAGTTCGCGCGGCTCCGTTCAAAATAAACTGAAAAGGAGATTTTCAAATGGATAACGATTTTGCAACCGGGTACGCTCTTGGTTCTGATAACAACGGCGGCGGCAATGACGGCATGTGGGGCGGTAACGGCTCGTGGATTTTCGCGTTTCTGATCATCGCGCTGATCTTCGGCGGCAACGGCTGGGGCTTCGGCGGCAACAACGGCGCGGGCTATCAGGGCGCGGTAACGCGCAGCGACCTGTGCAGCGAGTTCAACTTCAACAACCTGTCTCGTTCCGTTCTCGGCATTCAGAACGGCCTGTGTGACGGCTTCTACGCCGCGAACACCGGCATGCTGACCGGCTTTAACACGCTCGGCAACAATGTGTCTAACGGCTTCCACGGCGTAGACAACGCGATTTGTCAGCTCGGCTACCAGACGGCACAGCTTGCAAACAACACGGTTCAGAACATGAACACCGGTTTTAACGGCGTGACCGCCGGTCTGACGGCACTTGGCACGCAGATGTCCGGCTGCTGCTGCGACACCCAGAGACAGATGGAACGCGGTTTCTGCGACATCAACTACAATGCCGCTACCAACGCACGCGACATTATCCAGACGGCGCACAACGACACCGACCGCATTATTGCGCGCCTTGACCAGATGGAGAACACCCGTCAGCAGGAGAAGATCGCGGCGCTTCAGAACGAGAATCAGGCCTTGAAGTTCGCAGCTTCGCAGGAGGCACAGAACAATTACCTTGTAAACGCTCTGCGTTTTTCCGGCTGCGGCTGCAACGCTTGCGGCTGCTGAGATACGATATTCAGGAGGGGGAGCAATCCCCCTGCCTTTGACAGGAGGGAATAGTTATGGCTTGCAAGCCTGTACAGAAACTTTGTCCGAACCTGCGTATCTCACAGAGCGTGACCTACGCAAGCGGCGTACTGACGGTAAATATCCCGGCGGGAGATTACCAGAACGGCTGCGTATACGGTATCGTCATCGCGCAGAACATCCCGAGTACGACGATCATCGGCGCGCCGGTGGTCATCACGATCGGCGACGGCACGGTAACGTATCCGCTCTTAAAATGCAACGGCGCGGCGGCTACCGTGTTCAACCTTGATACGCGGCACAAGTACCTTTGCCGGGTGGTCACTTCGGCAACCGGCGGCAGCTTCCGAATGCTCGGAAATTCCTGCTGCTCGCACTCGGACGCGCTGCGCTCGATTAACGGAACGGCGGTGACAGTATGAGAAGGGGAACAATGATGCTGCTGATGCAGCGAGGCCGCAAAGAGAATGCATCCCCGGAAGAGTGGAGAATGCGCAAGATGTATCCCGAAGATCGTCACCATTACGGCGTGCGGTATCATTACGGCAACATGGAGCCGTATGATTACTATGACGAGCGCATTCACGGCGGCGAACCGGAAATGCGTAGTTACCGCCGCTATTCTGACGGACGCTTTGCGCCCAAGAACAGTGTCGCATGGCCGAGGCATGACGAGTACCCCGATTACGAGGATGAGATGCGCCCTATTGGCTTTCGCGATGATGACGCTTATATGGGTGATACCTCGTTCGTAGGGGACAAGACGCGCGGCTCTGAGCGCTCTATGGGGTATGCAGCAAGCGCCAACGCAGGCCGCATGACTAAGAGCATGGCAGAAGAGTGGCTGCACAGCATGCAGAACGCTGATGGCACGACCGGTCCGCATTGGACTTTCGAACAGTGCAAGCAGGTAATGCAGCAGCGCGGCCTTGACTGTGACCCAGTTGAATTCTGGGTTGCAATGAATGCCGAATACTCTGATCGTTGCGCCGTAAACGAAAAGCACGGTATGCGCAGCATTGATTTTTATGCAGACTCAGCCTGCGCTTTTTGGCTGAACGATAAGGACGCAGTAAAGGATAAGGAAGCGGCATATTACAAATATGTCGTGAAGCATTGACGAAAAGAGGGGGCTTCTGCCCTCTCTTTTTTGCTTGTGTTGGGTGTGGGAGTGTGTTACAATAAACAAAGCAGCGTGGGAGTGGATGTGGGAGTCTCTAAAACACGATAGCGAAATCGTCAGATATAGCGTTATACTTTACGCTTAGTCCTCTGCCTTACAAGCAGAGGGTCAGCGGTTCGAGCCCGTTAACTTCCACCAAACGAAAAGCTCCTAAACATTGTGGTTTGGGAGCTTTTTCTCTGTTTATTTGAACTTTTTACAGCGTCGCAAGGGAAGCGGCGCTTTTTTTGTTTTTCTGTGAATGCGGTTTTTTTGGGGTTTTTACGGGTGCAGGATGTGGGACTAAGTGTGGGAGTGAAAATCAACGGATAGAGACGACTTTTTTCTGCGCTTTCTTCCTGCTCTCGGTCGCAAAACTGAGCACCTTTAACGAGGCGTTCGTGAACGCTTCATCGGAGAGGTGTGTATAAATATGCGACGTCATGGTAATTGACTTGTGTCCCAGAAAATCCTTTGCAACGTTGATCGGCACGTCGGCGGACTGCAAGTCGGTTGCATAGGTATGCCGCAGGCAGTACGGCGTGAGATCGTCAGCCACGACGGACGTCGCCGGGTCGATCGCGCCGCGTACCATCTGCGCGCCCATGTCGAGGTCAAGCGCCTGCTTAAACGAGCGCCACATCTGTTTCATGGACGTTTCGGTGTGCGGCAGGCCGGTGGTCGGCTGCGTGAAGAGATAGCCGCTGTCCTGCTTCGCCCATTTCAGACGCTTGTACAGCGGATACGGGCAAGGAACGCGACGATCACCATAGTCTGTCTTGGCGCTGTGCAGCACGATAACGTGCCCCTTGAAGTCGATGTCCTCCCATCGCGCTTTCCTGGTTTCCTCCGGACGTGCTCCCGTATAGAGCATGAACACAACCCAGAGACCGGCGCGGTGCGTGCGCGCTACGCTGAAAATATGCTTGCGTTCATCCTCTGTAATCGCGCGATGTGTGCCGTTTGTGGTCTTTGGCATAACAATACCCTCTGCCGGGTCGAAAGCCACTACGCGCGAGATACGCGCCTGCTTGAAGCCCTGCCGGATAAGGTCGCGCAGCTTGCGAGCCTGCGACTGCGATTTACCGGCGCACTCGTTCATTATCATCTGCAAGTGAATTGTCTGCACGTCCTTTAAGCGGCGATTTCCGATTGCAGGAGAGATATAGTTCTTGACGTAGGCCTCGAGCTGATGGTAGGTCTTGTCGGAGACGTTGCCTTTTTTGTACGCTTCAAGGTATTTGAAAAACCACTTATCAACGCTCGTGTTCTCGTTCACCACGTCTACACCTTCTTCAAGGCGGCGCTTTTTCTCGTCGACTTTCCGCCAGAGTTCGCGCTCTGTCTTTGCGGTTACGTCGTACCGTTTGCCCTTGAACGTGAAGGTCTCACGGTAATAACCGTCGGCATTCTTTTTCATTGTTGAATTTCCTCCTATTTTGTCGTATAATAAGAGGGTAGTAACGTTCCTCAAATGTACTACCCTCGCTTAACGCTCACTGGTTGCCGCCAGTGGGCGTTATTTTTATCTCAGCGGAAAACCGCTTTTGTCGCGATACGATCCGGTTAGAATGAAAATTAAATCGGCAATCCAACCAATCACACACAAACCGCACGTAAAAAGCCAAATCAGCCCTGTTCCAATTTTTCCGGTATAGAAACGATGTACTCCGAGAAAACCAAAGAACAAGCACAAAAAGAATGCAACCCATTTGCTTTTCTGCGGAATGCCCAGCGAGTTAACGTTTGTGTTCTGGTTGGTGACGTTAACAACTACGGGTTGTTCCTTCGCAGGCTGTTCTTTTACGGTTTTCGCTTTGGGCGTTTCCAATTTTACATCTACGCCGCAGATAGGGCAGAACTTTGTGTTTTCGTCCTCGATCTTCGCGCCGCATTGCTTGCAAAACATAACCAAACCCTCCTTTATTTCTTATAATCCGGATTTCCCAAAAGAATTTCAAGGAAATCCAATGCTTTTTCCTGCCCGTCCTCGGTAAGCTGATTGAATATTGTCGTCAGCCGAGATTGACGGGCGATTTTTTGTGTCTCATCATACTGCGCGAGATCGTGCAGCATGAATTCGATTGAGTGTTGCATACGCTCTAAGCCTTTTAGATTGGCTTCGAGCCATGCCTGCTTTTCCTGCTCGGTTGCCTGACCGGCTGCTACTTTCTGCTGTAGCTCCACCATTTCCGGTGCACTGTTTACACGGATTGAAGCATCAGGGCTTAACTCGTTCATGCTTACGCCGAGCGCGTTTGCCAGCTTCACAATGTTTTCGTGCGAAAGCCGTTTGCTACCTCTTTTTACAATCGAATATAGTGTTGTATACGGCATTTCTGCGCGTTCTGAAAGCGCACGAAGTGAAATTCCCTGCGATTTTGCAACTTCTTCTATTCTTTCTCCAATAGTCATATTATCACCCTTGTAACGCATTGCGCATAAAATTATTGACACCAAAACGTTTTGCGTATATAATTCAATCATGGAATATCGCAATGCGAATAAGAAAGGAGACTATATGCGCATTGACAGAATCAAGTTTGCCGCTGTTATGGCGAAAAGCGGCAAGCGCGGAAAAGATATCGCGGAAATTGCTGGTGTCTCTATGTCGAGTGTCTACGGAATAAAGCAAGGCCGTAGCTGCTCGGCAGAGATGGCAAGCAAGATCGCAAGTGCTTTGAATGTACCCCTTAACGAACTTTTAGAAAAGGAGAATTAACCCATGGATAACAAAATCATTGCATTTACTAACCCTGAATTTGGCGAGGTTCGCACGCTGAACATTGAGAATGAACCGTGGTTCGTAGCGGCTGACGTTTGCAAGGCGCTTGAAATCGGAAATCCCACCGATGCCATGCGCCGTTTAGATGCTGATGAGCGCACCCTCGTTTCAATCGAGGGTGCCAGCAACGGGCTTTCGGTAAACGCCGTGAATGAACCCGGCCTGTACACTCTGGTTCTCGGCTCTCGCAAGCCAGAGGCTAAAGCATTCAAGCGTTGGATTACTCACGACGTTATTCCCAGCATCCGCAAGAACGGCGGCTACATTGCCGGCCAGGAAACTCTCAGCCCTGAGGAACTGATGGCGAAAGCCCTGCTTGTCGCTCAGAAAACCATTGAGGAAAAGGACAAGCTGCTTTCCCACGCTGCCGAACAGGCGAAGCTCGATGCACCGCTCGTCCATTTTGCAAAGGGCGTTACCGTGTCCAAAACGTCCATCCTGATTTTTGACTTTGCAAAAATTCTCCGTCAGAATGGCGCGGATATGGGCGGCAAGCGCTTTTTTGCATGGCTGCGTGAAAATGGCTACCTCGTCAAGCGCAATGGCAGTGATTACAATATGCCTACCCAGCGCAGTATGGAACTCGGTCTGTTCGAGATCAAGGAAACTGTGATTACCCACTCGGACGGTCACACCACCATCAGCCGCACGCCGAAGATTACCGGCAAGGGACAGGTATATTTCTTCAACAAAATCCTCGGCACGGATATGCCGGAAGACATGCAGGGCTAACTCAATTACCGAACCTGGACAATTTTGACCGAGTTGCAGTTACGGACATTTTTGTCCGAAACTGCAAGCATGGGGGGGAGTAACGAAACGTGACCCCCATGCGCCATACACTCGAAAGGAGCAAAACCATGAGGCACGATGAATGCTGCGCAATCTACGTTAAACGCGATGAAGATACGCGCAAGAGAATTGAATTACTCTATCACTACGTCAACACGCTTCCGCTTACCAAACATCAGCGCGGTAAGCTCATCCGCCTTGCCGAAGAAGCGCTGGTCAGCGCCGAAGGCAACGGCTTTTATACCGGCACTTGTGACACCAGCACGGATGACCTTATGAAAATCATGGAGCAGTTTTCCAAAAAGAAGCTCGCCGACGCTGGCATTTCCGATCAAGTCCCATAAATCGGACACATTTTGTACTTCACTTATAATGGAGCTTGCATCGAACATTCGTTCGATGTATTATTGTGTCGAAACTTGCGGACGGTTTTGGTTGATACGCCCGACGCGCAGGCGTATTATAAAACCAGAGAATGACAGGAGGTACAATCATGACGAACATCGCACGGGTATCCGAATACATCGCACACTGTCAGCATCGAGAGGAAGTGAAAGCGGCGCTTTCACTCCTTCTCAAACCATGCGTCGAGCAGGCCGATCCAGTGGATCAGGAACTCGGCGTCTCGGTCGCTGATGTCCTCGCCGGGGCGGATATAACCGCGCTCGACAAGTAAATCAGTGAGCCACTTTGCAATTTCCCTCGTTTCGGCGGAAGCCGGAGCGGGGGATTTTTCGTTTTCCGTGACCATCTGAACACCTAATAGGGTATCAGCAGACACATGAAGAACTTTTGCAAGCTGCTTTATTTTCGCGGGGTCTGGGCTGCGTTTTGCGATTTCATAACCGCAATATGTGCTTTTAGTGATACCGAGGGCATCTGCTACTTGCTGCTGCGTAAGCCCTGTTTTCATGCGAGCAGCTTTCAGTTCTTCGTGAAATTCCATATTCTCACCTCCTGTGATTATAGTATATAACTTGGTTGGCGAAATGTCAACATTTTTTCGAAAACCCCTTGACAGGTTGGCGAATTGCTGATATGATATAGACAGGTTGGCGGAGCGCCAACACAAAACGAGCGACACAACAGAAAGGAGGTTCGGGAATGTATCCGAATTTAATGGGTATGAAGGCATACCACGGGCTGACCTCTGACGAAATGGGAAACATTCTGGGCATTAGCCGAAATTCCTATGAGTCGAAGATGAAGAGCGGCAGATTTACCCCGAAGGAATGCAAACTACTTTGCCAATACTTCAACAAGTCCTTCGATTACCTGTTTGCGACAGATGACGAAATCACGCAGGGCGCGTAAGGGAGGTAATAGCAATGGATCCAGTGCTGATGACGCTTAACGTCGCAACAATGGTTATTCTGGCTGTGCTGGTTGTGCTGATGCGCAAGTGGTACAAGCGGAGGTGATACCGATAGAAGTCCTGTTGAAAATCGCAACACTATGTGCTGCGCTGGCTACTCTGATTATCAACATCAGAACAATCCTTGCGATCAACAAGGAGCACAGGAAGCGCAGGAGGTGAGAGCGTGGCACTAAAGATTATCGCCCTTTGCCTGTCGGCTTTTTCGCTTGGTTGGTGCTCGTGCAGCGTGGTCTATCAGATCATGTTAATGCGTGGCGAGGAGAGCAAGCAATCCAACCACAAAACCGGCAATTCCAAATAGGACGCCGATAAGCGCAACCGTTAAATTGATACGGTTCCATTTCAACGTGAATTTATGTTCTTTTTCGTCTGATTCTTCACGCAAGCGGCGTTCATCGTTCATCTGATTTTGGATGGATTCACGAAATTCTAATTCGGCTTCCTGCTCAATGTTTTTTGAGTTGAGGACCCAAAGGTAAACGCATGACAGCACCTCCTTTCTCAGCCATTATAACACGCTGAGAGAGGACACACAACGGAGGTGAACACCGATGTATATTAACCCGTTTGTGGCGGGCGTACTTGCCACACTGGGCGTAGAAATCGTGCTCCTTGTGCTCTACGCCGTTACGCATATGGAGAAGCATTAGCAAGGCAAGGCGAGGCATGGCAAAGGCAACGCGAAGCAGGACACTGCAACGGCATAGCTGGGCAGGGCATCGCAATGGCAAAGCAGCGCATTCCAGAGCAATGGCAAAGCACAGTATAGACACGCAAGGGAATTGCAAAGCGTAGACAGGCGTTGAAATGCCGCGCAAGGGCAGGCCGAGGGCAAACAAAGGGCAAACAAAGGGCACACCGAAAGGAGGGTGGAACATGGAGGAACGGAGCTACAAGGAACTGCGGCAGGAAGTGAAAAACGACCTGATACAGATGTACGGCGGCGCGGTGCTGCTAACGCTCGAACAGTGCATGAAAGTGTACGGTTTGAGCGACAGAAAGGCCGCAAAGAAGGTTATCGGTGCGCCGAGAGTTCCCGGTGAAAGACGGGTAGTTTACTACATCGGCGACGTTGCAAGCGACATTGCAAAGCGGCGCGTCGGGAACGTCTGAGGGCAAACCGAGGGCAGTCCGAGGGCAAACAAAGGGCAGACCGAGGGCAGTCCGAGGGCAGTCAAAGGGCACACCGAGGCGTAAGAAAGAAAGTACCAAAGAAAGAAAAGAAGTATATATATATTCTCCCTACGGTCGAATATATATTAATTTAATTTCTAACAATGCAAGAAGAAAGAACTAACCCTCACTACCGTTCGGGTTAGTAAGAAAACCACGACAGGAGGAAAAACCATGACTATCAACCCCGTACTTTTCGGCGTACTCGCCTGCATCTTCGCGCAGCTTGTGCTGCTGTTCGGGTGGGGCTTTTACCACCGCGTTCTCAAGGACGAGCTGAACAAGCGCAAGACGCTTTTGCTGAAAGCCGCTCAGATGCGCTGTGAGCGTCGTTAAGCACTCAGGCATGAAATTGCATGCCGAGTGGTGCGAAAACGCGACACGCGCCGTTTGAGGGCGCAGAAAGGGGTGATACGCAATGACCGACGGAATAAAACGGCGGAACGTCATCCGCGAGATGCAGAAACGCACGATCGGTGAGGCGCTTTACTCGAAAAAGATCGGCAGGAAGCCGAACGCAAGCGCTAAGAAAATCGGCGTACTGCCTGCACGGCAAGGGCAAAGCAGGGCATAGCGTAGCAGAGCATAGCCACGGCAAAGCGCAGCAATGCAAAGCGCAGCAGAGCAAGGGCGTAGCGTTGCAAGGCAATGCAGGGCATAGACACGCAACGGCAGAGCAAGGCAGTGAACAGCCGAGCGATGGCATAGCACAGATGCGCACAGCAACGGCAAAGCATGGCGAAGTAGAGCGAGGGCATAGCAACGCAGTGCACTGCAGCGGCAAAGCATAGCATTACACAGCGCAGCGAGGGCATAGCATGGCAAAGCTATGCGAGGGCAAAGTTTGAGGAACGAAACAGGAGGACAAAAAATCATGAAAAAGCTGAAAATTCACGTGACATTCACCGAGGGCATTCTCGGCACGGCAACCGCAGACCCGGAAATCTACAGCCGGTTCATCGGCTCGAAGAGCCCGGACGCGGCAACACTGCCGGAGGAAGTCGCGGCACTCGGTGAGGACGCAATCATCGAGCGCGGCACGACCGTGTTCCCCAAGGACGAGGACGGCACGCCTTTTCTCTGGGATTACCAGATCAAGGGGTTTTTCAAAGATGCCTGCGGAATGCTGGCACGTCTCAGCGGCAAGGACCCGAAGACCGGAAAGAAGCGCAAGGCGGTAAACGAGAGCGGCAAGTTGACGGCGTACAAAAAGGTCATCGACGGCCTGATCTTCGTCGAGCCGCGCCGCATTCGCCTCGATACCCCGGGCGAAATCACGATCTGCCAGCGTTCGCTGAGAGCGCAGACCGCGCAGGGCGAACGGACGGCACTCAGCAGCAGCGAGGAATGCCCGGCGGGCACGACGTGCGAAATGACGATCCTCTGCTTGGATGATGCGCACGAAAAAGCGGTGCGCGAGTGGCTGGATTACGGCGCACTGCGCGGTATCGGACAGTGGAGGAACAGCTCGAAGGGACGGTTCAAGTGGGAGGAAGTCAAGTGATGAAATGCTTCAAGGGATTCGACAAAGACTTGCGCTGCAAGGGATTTCAGTACGAAGTCGGCAAGGAGTACGAAACCGAGCGGGCGGAAATCTGCGAGGAGGGGTTTCACGCCTGTGAGTTTCCGCTCGATGTGCTGAGATATTACAATCCAGCGGATAGCCGGTTCTGCGAGGTCGAGCTCGACGCAAACGAGCAGACGCACAACGACAGTAAGCGCGTCGGAAAGAAAATCAAAATCGGCGCGGAAATCGGGCTTTCCGGACTGGTTAAGGCTGGCGTGAAGTTTATCCTCGAAAAAGCTGATTTCGAGAATGCGAAAGCGACGAACACCGGCAACTGGAGCGCAGCGACAAATACCGGCGACCGTAGCGCAGCGACAAACACCGGCAACTGTAGCGCAGCGACGAATA